TGTTGGTGGCAGACCGGTTCAGGACCTTGCTTACTATAACGGCCGCATTTCTGAGATTGTATTCATACAAAACCAGGTAGCAATATCTGATGTTGAAAAACTCGAAGGCTACCTAGCCCACAAGTGGGGCCTAGCCGCCAACCTGCCCAGCGGTCACCCGTACAAAAACGCTGCCCCGACTATCTAGTCATGACCGTCCTTTACGCCCCCTCCACTCCCGACCTCTACCCCCGGTCGGTCGCCGACTTCCGCGCCGCCTTCCCTGGCCTAGCCGTTGGCGACAACCCACGCGATGAGGACGTAGCGCCGTATGGCTGGCGTGTCGTCGCACCCACCACGCCCCCCGTTCCTGGCGACGGCCAGCGGGTGGAGGAGACCCTGCCGACTGAGGTGGACGGCCAATGGCAGCAAGCATGGGAAGTCGTGGACGTGCCACCACCTCCCCCAGTGGCCGACTGGGATACGTTCGTGGCTTGGCTCTATCAATTCCAGCCGATCGCCGCCGGCATGTCCGCCGCCAGGCTGAGTACCGACCCCCAGGGTGAACCGGCGACCACTGGGCTCGCCACAGCGCTGGACGAGGCCCGGCTGAGGGAGAACTATCAGCCATTCTCGCTCGCCTGGGGCTTGTTCCTGCTCGCCTCCCAGATGGCCCCCGCTGACCTCGCCGCGATCGTCGGCAAGGCCAGCGACTGCCACCTTCCGGCTGATTTCCTGGCGGCCCTGCAGCCGAGCTTCGCGGAAAACTAGGGTCAAGTACCCACCTAACGAGCCATGGCGTCAACCTTCTTAGGCGGCGGCGGTGGTGATACCGCCAGCAGCCCCACCGACGCCTTCGGCAATGGAACGCGCCAGTACAACTTCGCAGCAGCCACCCGCACCGCGGTAGCCACCGCCTCCTCCGCTGCCGTCGCTATTGGCACCCTAGGCGCCTCCCGCGAGATCCTGCTCGTGTCCTCGACACGCTGCTTCATCCGATTCGGCACCTCCGACGTAGCCGCCTCCTCCGCGACCGACGCCACCGTCCTCCCACTGCCCGCGGACGCCCTATTCACGCTGCGCGTCCCCGGCGGCGTCACCCACTTCACGGTGATTCGCAGCACCGCTGACGGCTTCCTGCACTGCATCCCGGTGGTGTAACCCCATGCCCGCCACCATCGACGCCACAATCGGCGGCGCCAACGCCAACAGCTACCTGACGGTGGCCGCCGCCGACACCCTCACCGAGGCCATGCTCGGCACCCTGGCGTGGACAACCGCCTCCTCAGACTCCAAAACCCGCGCCCTCATCACCGCCACCCGCGGCCTCGACACCCTCGGATGGATCGGCACCAAGACCGCCGCCACCCAGGCGCTCGCATGGCCCCGCACCGACGCCTCTTGTGATGGCACGGACTACGCAGACAACATCATCCCCACCCCAATCCTCTACGCCACCTTCGACCTCGCCAACTCCCTCCTCACCACTCCCGGTCTTCTCCTCACACCCCCAACCAGCAGCACCTCCCTGATCCCCGGAATCCCCAACCGCACCCTCTCCAAGCTCAAGGCCGATGTCCTCGAACTCACCTTCCGGTCGGACGTATCCGCCAGCGCCCAAGCCATCGTCAACCCCCTCACAGTCCTCCCCCACCTAGCCACCACCCTTGGCTGCCTGACCACCAGCACCATTCCGGGTGGTACGAGCCGCATCATCAACCGGGTGCGCAGCTAACCACCCCAAACATGGAAAACTGCGGGTAGTCGTTAGGCTGCTCGCATGAGCACCAAGAAGACCCAACCCCGCGGCTACCTCGCCACCCCGCTCGACCGCGAGGAGCAGCGCCGGGTGGCACGCCTCTACCGCGAACACGGCGGCCTCGTTAACCACATGGGCCGCAAACTCTGCCGCAAGTACAAGGGCGTTCGCGCCGAGGACATCTATAGCTGCATCAACGTCGCTTTCATCAAGACCTGCCGGGCGTGGAACCCCGACAAGGGTACATTCTCTACCCTCTTAGGCGTCTTCAGCGTCGGCGAGGTCCGCCACTTCATCCGCGATCAGAACTGGTCCGTCAAGGCCCCCGCCTCCGTCCGGTCGCTCGGCCTCCGCGCCCGCTACATGCTCCGCGCCGGTCTCTCCCCGGACTTCGTATGCGAGGAACTCGGCACCACCCCCGAGGCCCTCAAACTCGCCATCTTCTCCGTGCAGTCGCTCGACCACGACATCCGCGGCTTCCGCGACCATATCTGCCCCCGCCCCACGCCATGGGACGTACTCGAACTCAGCGAGCTGGAGTCCCCCGGGCTGATAGGGGCAAACTAGGCGTATAGCGTCTCAGGACTCACGATGGCCACCGGCAGATTCTTTGCAGCCCTGGGCTACAAGACCTTCGTCAAACTCGGCACCAGCGCCAGCACCATCCCCACCACGTCCGCCGGGATGACCCGCATCCTGTCGCTGGACAACACCGGCATCCAGGGCACCAGCGAATCCACCTCTGTCCTCGACTACGACTCCGAGTTCGGCTTCCAGAACAACCTTATCACGAGCCAGAGCTACAGCATCCCCTGCTCGATGAACCTCGATGTCAGCGACGCTGGCTACGAGATCCTCAAAATCGCCTCCCTCCAAGCCGCCAGCGGCGTCCTCTTGGAGTGGTACCGCGAAACCCCCGTCACCGATGGCTCGGGTAGCAACCCCGAAGTCCACTCCGGCCTTGCTCAGGTCAGCGACTTCTCCGAGGACATCACCGCCGGCAACATCGCCAAGGTGAGCTTCACCCTCAACGGCTACGGCAAGTACGACTTCTACAGTCAGGGTAAAGCCGCCGCCACCTTGACCGTCACCACCGCCGGTTCCGGCCTCACCGCTGCCACCTACAGCAACGTCGCCCTGATCCCGGTCAGCCCAGCCCCCGGCGTCGGCTCCGGCAAGGGCCTCACCGCCAGCATCGTCGTCGCCGCCGGTGGCACGGTCACCGCAGCCCCCACCGTCGTTTCCGGCGGCAGCAACTTCAAAGTCGGCGACACCCTCACCGTCGCCCTCGGCGACGTGGGTGGAGCGGGCGCCGATGTGGTCCCGGTCTTCACCGTGGCCACCGTCGCCTAAGGCGCCTAAGGCGCCTGCTCCGCCGCCAACTGCCTCCACCGCTGCACAAAGAACGGCAGCGGTGGTTGCGCCTCCAGAGCGGCCCCGATCCAGTTTCGGGGCCGTTCTTTGTCGGACGCAGGTGTGCCCCTCCGCGAAAGCGGGTTGGAGTAGGCGTCAGGGTACGACCCCCGCAGCACCTCCATCGCATACGGCACCGTCCACGCGATGGTTAGCCTCCCCTTGGCAACATGCGGAGGTTGCTGTGATGCCAGCAGCCTTCCGGTGTCGACAATGTCACGCTCGCCTTTCGGGATCAGCACCCGCGGCCCCCCGGAAGTCTGCACGGTCTCGCCGCGCATGAACAGGCTCTGAAACCGCAGCGTCGCATTTGGCCACACCCACTTGACCGTCTTGATCTGTGTCCGCGCCTCCTCCGCGATGATCGGCGCGTAGTCCTCAAGGATCCGGGTGGAACGCTGCACCAGCGCCGCCGCGTTCCACTCTTTGATCACCAGCTTCGTCCGTGCCATCAGCTCTGGGTGCGACTCACGAGTCTCACCTTGCTACCTAGCACTCCGGTCAGCACCTCCCCCATCAGCCCGGCCGTCCCGTACGGCAGCCGCGCCTCCAACACCTCACACTCCACCGGATCCGCCCCCGCAAACTCCACCTCCCCGCTGCTCCCCACCACAACCCGCGAGTCGAGCGCCCCCGACGTGATGTAGCCCTCGTACAAGGTGCTCACCACGTTTACCCCGGGGTACGTCGCCTCCGCCACGCTCTCCGCCTTCAGGTACGCCGCACACTCGATCGTCTCCGTGTTGGCTACCACGTTCCCGGTATCGGGATCCACCGAGGTCCCCGCCGCCGGAACCACAAAGGTCAGCGTCGAATTCTCCAGAGCCAGTAGCGCCGACATGCACCCTCTGCGTGGGTCGTACTCCTAGTTTCCCACCCCGGCCGGAAAACTAGGGCATAGGAACGCACCCCGCCCCCGTGGCCGAGCAGCTAGGCGCAGCAGAACTACAGCTAGATGTCAACTCCGGCAACTTCAAAACGAAGCTGGACGCCGCCGAGGCCCAGCTCATTGCCCTGCAGCGCGTAGGCGATTCTGTCGGCACAAGCCTCAACAATATTTTTGCCAAAGACTACAGAATTAACGTCACCGATAGCCAAGTCGACGCTGCAAACATACGGCTGAACAAAACCTTAGCGAAGCTCCGCGAGATAACCGCCAACCCGTATAACATCCGCCTCAACTTTATACAATCTGGCGCAGGCACCGGCGGCGGTGGCAAGTTCGATCCCGGCCGCATAGTTGACGACGCTATCGAACAAATCCTTAAGGGGGGCTTAAGCGGTCAGGCTGCCGACATCCTCCGCGGCGGCGGTGGTGCGGGCGCAGGCCGCGTGGGTGCCGCCCGATCCCAGCAACTCCGCGAGACCCTCCTCGCCCGAACGGAACGCGGCAGCCTCGGCGCCGGCGGCTTCAACATCCCCGGCCTCCAAGAGATCGTTCGCCAACTCGGCCAGACCCCACTCCCTAAGACAGCCGGCCGCGCCCAGATCCTCAAGCAGGCCCGCGAAACCATCCAGCAGGCAACTGACGCGGTGATTGATCGTGTCGGACAGAATCTACTCGATCTACAGCTAAACCTAAGGCGCACACAAGGTGCTCAGTCCGGCGGGCTCACTGCCGCCCAAACCCGCAATCTCGACCCGGGTGGCAGCTACCAAAAAATAATCAACTCACTATCACTTCTTACCGGAGACCCCAAGCGGTATCGCGGGCGTATGGCGTCCGTAGGTCTTGAAAATCTACCTTCATCTTTGCTTGCATCGGCTCAACGGCAGTTAGAGCTGGAGCAGCTGTCTCCACTAGCCAGGCAAATCCGTTTCCAGACAAAAAGCTCGCCACTAGACAAAATTATTGACGATGCCTTTTTCGGTAAAGCCAGCATCCCGAAAACCAGCGCGGCTCTGCAGAACCTATCGCGAGCCATCGAGCAGGTAGGTGCTACAGCCGAAGCCGCAGTACCTGCGGGGATCCTGACAAGCGCAGGCGGGCGGCCTCGTTTCCGTAGGCCCACCGGGTT